TGGTCCAAATTGGGAGCAGAGGCTGTTAATGAATTCATGGACACTGCCGAAAGAATGCTTGAAAAAAGGGCTCTTACTCCTGATCAATTTATCGACACAGAGAAGATAGCTGGAGCTTTGGGATTAGCTATTCAAGCCGGTGTTGAGGATACCCCTTGGCGGGAAATTCGAGACACATTTGTCGAGGAGTTTGGCTATAGTACAGAAGCAGCTTACGAAGCGGCAAAGATGATTACTGCTCCAGGTTTCGATACTAAACTTTATGTTGATACTACATTAGCTCAGCAGGCTTTGGATACGCTTTGGGCCAATTATCGAATGATCCCAATTAAGGCCATTGTCTCGTATGGGAAGCTACCTAATGTTCCTGCTCCCGTTCGTGTTCCCGTTCCTGCTCCACCTCCCATTAGGAGACACGTTAGGAAACATGGTCATCAATATGGCGGATCAGGAATAGTTCCTCCAGGATTCCCGGGTGATTCGTTTCCCGTAATGATGACTTCAGGCGAGAGATACCATGTTACATCGCCAAGTCAGACTAGATCAGAAGATTCAAAAATGCTTGGATTATTGCAGGATATAGTCGATAAAGAAACATTGGATGAAGTGCGCTTGGCTACTCTAATTCGTGATGCAGTACTGGCGGAGGCAGAATGACGGTCTATCTTACTAGCGATAAGATTTGGGCTTATGTGACGGCGGGATGGACCGACATCACCTCAGATGTCGTCAGGACGGTCTCCGGCAAGTGGGGGATGGTCAGAAATGGCCCCCTCGATCTCCTAGCTAAAACCGGAACCATGAAATTCTTTCTTGACAATACTGCCGGCACATATTCTCCATATTTAGCTGGTGCGCTTGCTGGATGGGGAAAGGGAACGAAGATCAAGTACGTACTCACTTATGACGGTATCGAATATGTCCGCTTCCGAGGGGTGGTCGTAAACCTCAAAATCCAATCTGGCGCTTTTGGAGGAGAGTGGGTGAGGGTGACTGTTGCTGATTGGTTGGATTATGCTGCTACACACCCCATGTTGAGTCCGGGCATTCAGACGGACAAACGAGGCGATGAGGCTTTGACTACTATCCTAGATGATATGCCTATTGCACCTCAGGCGACAGATTTTGACGAGGGGATCAATACATTCCCCACCGTATTTGACATGGTAACTATCAAGACCAAAGCATACAGCGAATTCAGCAAGATCGCCTTTTCTGAAGTAGGTTATACCTATCTCAAGAAGGATAAGACTTACGGTGAGACTTTAGTATTTGAAAGTACCGAATCTCGTCACGGATTACGCGAACTCAATGTAATACCTAAAGCAAAAGCGGATAGTGGCTTTCTCAAGAAGGAGGATGGTGCTTACTTACTGAAAGAGGATGGTGAGAAGATCATCTTAGATGAGCAGACTACTTTCGTCGCGGATAACGTGATGACTCGTCTCGATGTCGAATACGGCGAGAATGTGATCAACCGGATTACCAACTTGGTTTATCCAAGACGCATTGATGCCGCAGCAACAAGCGTATTATTTTCACTAGCCTATCCGATGCAAATTGGTTCGGGAGAGGAAAAAACTTTCCGCGGCAATTATGTTGATCCCGATGGTGGTGGCGCAAGAGTTAGTGGTATAGAGATGGTCACGCCTGTCATCAATACTGATTATAAGATGTGGTCTCAATCAGATGGTGGAGGCGATGATCTTACTGCTGATTTGACTATTGTAGCTACTTACGGTACGGAAGGTGTTACTTATTCTCTTACAAATGATGCTGAAGTGACAGGCTGGATTACATTATTGCAGGCTCGCGGTAAAGGCATCTACACTTACAATCCGATTGAGCACGCGGAAGAGGATTCAGTCAGTATTGATGAATTTGGTTATAAATGGAAAACACTCCACCAGAAATATAAGCAGGACATAACCAGAGGGGCCTTAGCAACAGCCGCATTTTTAGATCAGGAAAAACAGCCGCGAACTAAATTGAATAAGATTTATATGGTAGCCAATCGTTCTGGTGCTCTTATGATGGCATTTCTCAATCTGGATGTAGGTGATTTGATACACGTCAAAGAAGACAAAACTGGACTTGATATTTACGCTTATATACAGGGCGTGGAGTTTAGCATAAACCCGGGAGGGCTTGTGAAGTTTGTATGGATTGTGAAAGAGATGCTATCGCTCACAAAGGGATTGTCCCTTATTAGCTGCGAATTTGATGCCTCATCCACCGATGCACTAATCTACGGCTATTTGTCCCATGTATCAGGTGATGCGGTCATTGCACGATCGTTTAGTGCTTGGATATATTTACATACGAAGCCTGGTGCCAGTCGTGAAATTGTGTCAGCTTTTGGAGAAGGCGGAGGAAATCTATTTCCTATTGGACTAGCAAACGGGGTACCCGAAGGTGATCCGGTATTGGAGTTCTGGAGCAATAGATTTGAGGATCACGATGGTCGGTGGAGGTGCAATGCAGACGCTGTTCCACTCAACGATTGGACTCATGTTTTGGTGACTTATGAATTGACTGATGTGGACGCTGACCCCATATTTTATCAGGACGGTGTGTCGCTGGTGGTCACAGAAGTCCTTACTCCTCTGGGGGCGTTGAGGTCAGAGGAAGGCGCAAATCTCGTTATAGGGAATCGACAATCGGTACTTGGTGATCCTTATAATCATCCATTCGACGGTCTTATTAAGGATGTACGAGTTTACAACGTGATTCTGACCCAGGCTGAGGCTACTTCGTTGGCGGCCGGCGGGAATATTACCCGTGGCCTAGTTTTCCAAGGTCCATGCGTCCGCACCAGAGAGCTCTCAGACTTTGAAGATAAAACATTGCTTCCCACAGATAGGATGATTGATAACATTTTTGGCATGGTTGGTAAACCGAATGGATCAGTTATTACTAGGCTGATAACGTAGGAGATTATTATGGCAGATGCAAAAATTACCGCGCTTGACGCGCTCACGGCACAAGCGGCAACAGACATACTGGCGATAGTAGATGACGTTGCGGGTACACCAGTAACTAAGAAGATCACGATCGCGAACTTATTCCAGGGCATTCCGTGCAATGTTGGTATTGGGGGGGCGCCGGCACATGAGTTAGATATTATTGTTCCGAATGCAACAACCGATGTAAAACTAGCGTTGACGCAAATAGGTGCAATCGGGTGGGCTATGGGTTTAACAGTCACAACCGGAGATTTCAAGCTAGAGATTGATGGCGGACAGACAGCCATGGATGTCGTTCGTTCTGGCGCGAATATAGCCAGTGTCGTTTTCCCGAACGGCAAAGTCGGCGTCGGAGTAACTCCAGCCTCAAAACTTCATGTAGACCAAGCATCGGAAACCGGAGCAATTCCTGTTCTCGCATTAGACCAAGCAGATATTGATTTAGAGTTCATAAAACTTATTGGCTCATCACAGAATGGTCAAGCAGACCGCTCGCTATGTGATGTGGCAGACTTGGCTAACGCTGGTGCTCTTGTGGGCTGGTTCCAGATATACGTTGAAGATGTTCAAGCAACAAATCCCATAACGGACGGCGTTTATTATGTTCCGTTTTACGCTGCACCATCTGCATAGGAGGCAAAATGGCATTCAATAAAGAAGAGCCAAGAATACCAGCAGCAATAGGGGATATTTCTGTTGTACTTACTGATTATAGTGGAGTAGACCCAAGCACGGCACGCTTTGAAGTGCAAGTGTTGATGCAGGATGGCAACATATTCAAACTTATTCAGGGCGACCTCGCGCCACATTTAACTTCCGCCCAAATTTCGGGACTGATGGATTTTATGGACGACATGAGAGCCAAGGCGGAAAGTGAGATATTGTAATGCTAACTCAGCAAGAGATTGGCTTTATCTACAAACTGCTCGATGAAATCCCCGCACAGGGCATAGAGAATAAAATCATGGTGATTGGTATTATGCAAAAGCTACCATTGATGTTGCAAGCAGAACAAAAGAAAGCCACGGAGCAGTTGATAAAACAGGCATTGAAAGCGGAACGAAAGAAGGCCAAGGAAAAGGATAAGAAAAAGGACAAAAATGGCAAAAGTTGATCTTGTTGTATCCGTTTGGAAACCCTGGAATCTGGCTGCCTGGCCTAATTCCATTTCGATCGAGGACCAGATAAACACGGCGGTCACTATTGGGGTACGCGCCATAGCTATCAAAGGGACAAACCGAGATTGGATATACGGGGCTAAGGAGAATTTGCCTTGGCCACACAACAAGAGCAGTAATGATCATCTTGAGCAGGAAGCCAAAGCTCAGGGCCTTGAAGTAGATCTTTGGTGCTGGGTGGACTGTAAGGATCCAGCCAGTCAGGCTAGGGCGATTAAAGACGCGGTGGCTAGATGGAATCCGCGCAATATAAAGCTGGATGTTGAAGGAGGCGTTGCCAAACAATACGCCTATAACACCGGAGCCTTCCTGAGAAGCCTGGGACGGCTGTACCGACACGATGGTACTCCAATCAAAGTGTGGCTTCAATCTTATCGCAGACCAGACTTGCATCCTGAGATCGCCTGGCATAAGTGGCTGACTTATGTTGGTCAGGACGGGCTATATCTGCTTGAAGGTGTTGCCCCGCAAGCCTATTACATCGGTACACAGAACAGCGTAGCGGATTATAAAAGGATGATAAGCGCCTACGGCAAGCTAGAAATGGAAATCTATCGTCACCTAAACTGGCATGTAACTCTACCTACTTTCAGCGAACACGGATGGCAACCAACCGCCGACAGTCTTGAAGCCGGGATTAGTTTCTTGCGCGATACCCTTGGCGATCGATTAGTTGGCGTAGATTTCTGGCGGCTTGGATGGCTTATGACGGATCAATTTTTCGATGTCAAGACCATGCTACTTGCTTATGACTGGGGAGAAGAGGAACCAGAGCCCGAACCAATACCATTTGAGGAACGCCCTGAGCCTGAGCGGTGGGGGATCGTAGGCGATGACTTGAGGGCGAGAAGTGTGATAAATGTCTGACAACCAGGAAAACAGTGGGCGAGTGACGACACGCGAGTTTTTCAACGCACTGCTGGCGCAGAATGATCGCATGGACAAAATGGAGCGGCGCATCCTGGAACGTGTTGATCGCTCTATAGAAGTACAACAAGAATATCAGACGAGGGCAGATGCCCGTTTTGCCGCCGATTATGTGCGCATCGGCGCATTGGAGGATGATGTTGATAAATTGAAATTGTGGGATAAAGGAATTGCGATATTGTCAATCATCGGTTCGGCATTTGGAATAGGAATTGACAAATAAGGAGCTTGAAATGGACTTCGGATTGTTCGCCGTATTGATGTTCTTCGGGTTTATGTGTACAGAGGGAGCGGTCGAGTATGTATTCGGCACGCTGTTCGAAAAAAGCGTAAAGCTATCCCCTCATTCTTGGGCGCTCATGTATGTCTCGCTAGGATTGGGCGTCTTCCTTGCTTTCCACTATGAATTAGACATCCCATTTTTGCTTTTAGGACAAAAGGCAAGCCCGATAGGAGTGATTGCCACCGGAATCATAATGGGTAGAGGTGCCAACTTCATCAATGAAATATGGCAAAAATACTTGAGCTGAATAAAAGGGCTCTTGAAAATGAAGTGCGTCCAGTCGATCCTAACAAGGGGATTGGGCGCATTCATAATGTATGACCTATTTGAACGCAGCGTTGCTATTAGGCTTCATTAGGCATACTGGGGCCAAAGTTTGGAGGCAATATGAGGAGCTTAATCGTTCCAATAGCCGATCTCCACAGCTTGCTAAAAATAGGATTGATGCCGCCGCGAGTTGTGGAGTATCCGGGAACCAAGTATCAAAAGACACATTATCAAACCCCAACCCAAAAATGGCTTTGGAGACAATGGAAGAAAAGAAAAGCTCAAATTTTCTCTATCGAGGCAGATGAATTGATAGTGTTCTTAATGGGCGATATGATCCACGGAGATAAGAAGGGATACCAGGTTCATACTACTAAATTAAGAACACAAAGCGAGGCAGCGGTCGAATGCTTATTGCCTTATGCGAATCGGGCAACCTGTTCTTATGCCGTCGCTGGCACCCAATGGCATGTGGGAGATGATTCATCTGAAGAGGCCTGGATTGCACATGAATTAGGGTGTTATGGGCATACTGCTTATGACAAGATGGAAGTCACTATACAAGGTTTGCGATTCATGCTTCAGCATAAAGGGCCATCTCTAGGATCTCGCGCATGGCTTAAGGGCAATGGCATGAGGTTGACGCTGCGGGATGCCCATTTTAAGGCATTACAGAACGGCAAGACTGCCGCTGATGTCTACCTTTGGGCACATTGGCATACCTATCATCACGAGCCATTGGAGCTAGAAGAACCAAAGGGACATCGAATAATCCGCGGATTTACACTACCGGCATGGTGTACTGCCGACGAATATTCTCTTACAGTGGTAAAGAATCTGGAGTTTTCAAATGTAGGGTTTGTCTATTTCATAGTTGAGGATGGCAAACTTGAGTGGCACAGGGCCTATACACAATTTGATAATGTAACGCGGGTGAAACATGAGCGATCAAGAGTTGCGCAACCAATTACTTGATGAGATAATAGAGACACTTCGCGGCCCAGCGGTTCCGGGCTATGCTTTTACGTCGAAGATGGCGGCCGAGAGATGGAACTGTTCGAGCGAAGCAGCTAGGAAAATACTTTTAGGGTTTATTGAGCGGGGGGAATATATCCGAGTCAGGAAATTTGGAGACGGTAATTATTGGTACTGGCCGATTGAGGATGCGGAAAGTTAAAGTTTCTTGAACATTCTACACACAATTTATGTGTATACAAAGTATATACATGGACAAAAATAACAGATAATAGGAATAAAATTACTACTATCTGATTTAGAAAAACTCAAATAAAGATGAAACCGTCGCATAAAGGTTTTCATTCCTAGTGAAAACTTTTTATCATGCCCTAAGCCGAAAAACTGCCCACCGGCAAAGCGGTCGAGCAATCTGGACGGGGGCTTCTTTTATGATAAATAATACAAAACCCCAGCGCTCTTGAATAGTGGATGTTACAAAACAGGGGCTTTTTAGCCAACAGAATTGGTCAAATGACCAATAATGGTGATCATAAGTACTAATTTTTAGGGGAATTTATGGAGTTGTACTACACAAATTTCCAGGAATATAAGTAGTCGTGCTACACAAATTACGCTTCAATAACTTGCCAGAAATGGCAGGTTGTGGATTTGCTTTCGATAATTGACTTTCAATGATCAAGTTTCTCGTCATACACAAGCACATCTTTTTTCTTCAAAATACTATCCCATCCAATAACGCCATCTTTTATAACTTCTTCTACGCGTTCAACCGCACCTTCATTTGAAAGTGTAATTATATGCGTCATGTAATTTGAACTGTGCTGACCTTTATCTGTTCGCCTAACAAGGTGTAAATAAAGACAATATCGCATTTTTCTATCCTTTGGTTATGATAAGTGGTATTCTCGCTAGTTACTATCACTAACCTCCGAGGGCTTTATAGTTTTCACTGGCACTGAAAACATTTGGCCAATAGTTTTCATCAATTACCTCTGGGGGCTTTCAAAGACGCCTCGACCATTTCAACATATTTCCGATGGCCCAACTCGGCCTCTTCCCAAGTAGAATAGCGATCTAGCTTTTCATCAAATTCGCCGCCGAAAATCACTGTTTCAAAGATAAGAGGCGGACCATCGACCAAATTATGATCTAATCCTAGAAATATGGTCGAAACCAGCACATCTCCAATTTTGGTTCTGGCAACAATGCGGCTGGCGGTTTCAATCCATCTCGCCCATGTTAGCAAATCACATTTTATTGGCTGTTTATTAAGAAGCATATAATGATATGGTTTTTCCGTCATTTTTTCTCCGTCGTCTTATTCTAGCCTTTCGGCAATCGCGGCACAAATTATACTTCATTGGGCGATTGAGGGGTTTATACCACCTACCACACTGATCACGCTTCAGGCGTTTTATCGGATTGATACATATGGATTGCCCTCTGATCGAAACTCAAGCAATTCAGGATGTGCCTTGGAATATCCAGCGAGTGCCCTATTATCCCATTTCGTTCGACCTTTATTGTAGACAGCCTTGAGAACAGCCCCTGATATTGTTTCGCCAGCAAGTAGTACTCGGTCCTTGATGTTTGTTTCCATTTTGGAAATATTTTCAATCAACGCATCCATCTTGGAGCTGAACTCGGATTCGATTGCATCAATTCGTTCTTGAACTTCAGGCGGGATTGTAGCTTTGATTAAATCTTGAATTTCGTCGGTCATCTCATCGCGCTCTAATCGCGCTTTTGCAAGTGCATCTAAGTCTTTAGCGATTTGATTCTTCATTTTGGAGTTACCTCAGATATAGCCTTATCAATGTCTTCTTTTCGGACGTGCGGAATGTCTTCTCGATCAGGCGCTTTTGGCATTGTCCGTCTTTGACCAGCGCTGAGATTGTCTTGACACCATCGATAGATCGCCCAATATTTTTCGTAGTAGTATCTCTTGCTTTCCTTTGCACTATTCAAGTCATGGAGAATGCCCCGTACAGTTTCGCGGAGAATGCGATCAGCATCATCCCCTGTGAGCAATTCGATTCTCAGCTTGTGAATTGTTCCATTGAAGCTTTCCGAGGCAATCTCGGTCCT